CGTAACAACCGAATCTCTCTCAAAAGCATAGAAAGGTTCTCCAGTTCTCATAATATGTCTTGCTTGGGCTATTCCATTCTTTAAAGTTAATTGTTGAATCCAAGGCACGTGCAAATCTGGAAATCTTTTTGTTATCCCGAATATCCCTGCCTCGGTACAGTTAAAAAACCATCCTGCTTTAGACAGAATTTCAAGAAATGCCTCCAGAGAATACTTCACGGCAAGCAAACCATATGTCGTATTGACAATATTCCCGTAAATGTTTCCGTGAGGGAATCTTATTTCCTTATCCCTCTCATCTTCACGGTCTACATAATACTTTGCCTCTTCATCTTTAAAACTTAACTCATGTCCCACAAATATAAGAATTTTACATTCAAACATGAGATAAGCTACTGCCGCAAAGATATTGAACTGTGCCATGATTGAAGGAAATTCGATTCCTATTCCATTTAAAGGGCCGAACCATTTCTCCTGTCTTTTAGAAAACTTTTTATCTGACGATCCCAATCCTAAAAAATAAAGTGGCCCCTTCCACTTTCTCAACATCGGAGGGTAAGCGAAAAGATTCGCTATCAGGGTAATGTTTTTTGTTTTATCCATGTCAATGGTATCAAAAAACTCTCCCTGCGATTTGTCTGCATCTATGGTGATGATGTACTTGGGTTGAATCCCATTACTCAGAAGAAATTCTAAGTTGGAACTCAACCCGCATAGTACAAAGTCATCATCATTTTGCAGATTCTTCAAGGCTTCAATCTGATTCCCGATAGCAGGTGAAGCACCCATAATCACAGCCGTTTTGCCTTTGTGTTTTCCCTGCAAATTATCGGTTGCCCATCCTTTAGACTTGAAGAGTTCACGATTATCACGAAGATTCTGAGTCCACTTTTCCAAATTTTTCCGACCAGTATTGTCGGATGTTTCAGAAAGAAACTGCCTAAAATCCTCGTTATTCGTTAAATACTCGCTTTTTATTTCCATTGTTTATGATAAATCAAGCAAAAGTCCATGGCACGAATCAGGATTTCTGATTTCAAGACCATACTGCCCCGAAATCTGCCATTTCTCGGAACGTCCTGTCTTTGCCATTTTCTCCATATGCCAAGCGTCACCAGAAAGGGCACGAAGAGCAACCCTTGATCTGTCAAGAACAAGCAACTTGTCCTTTGGCATCCAACGATCAAGAACAATAGGAAGTTCTTTTCCCATATCACTCAGGAAAAGATCCCTATAGTAACCCACCTGACGCTCTCCCTGTTCTACTCTACGAATATCTTTTTCCATTGCCGCAATAATTCTCTGTTGCTCGGCACCCACTACAATAATTGGGTCTGATGTTTCATCCAATCCACCAGCATCCCAGATTTTGTAGAGTAGAGCATTAATCAATGCAACAGTGAGAGCCGCCCCAGCTTCGTCAGTTACCAGAGTATCTTCTCTTGTGCCATTAAAATCTGGGTCACGAATATAAGAGATGATTCCCTGGGTTGTTCTTGCATCGAGGTCTCCACTGAAACCACCGCTATAATACGCATGGCCCATAAGGACTGTCATATTAAGTTCTCTCTTGATTTCAAGAGTTCGATACTTAATCTGAAGCTGTAATTCATCTGTAACTGCTTCCATATCCATTCCCTTACGAGTTTGAGCAATTTCAACAGCTCTTTCAAAAATCTGCATAAAATTACTCTTTTTAGTTCTTGCTTTAGAAATATCAGCAGAAGCATCAGAACTATCGCCATAAGGTTGAGCAATAACAGACCATACGCAAGTTACCGCACAAGTAGCAAATGTAGTATTTCCATACATTGCTGTGAAAAGAGAACTTTGATTAACTACACTCGCCACCCTCAGTATCATATCGTTGCATCCCGCAGAAGTGCTATCTCTTGGTGCAACAAGAGCACCTCCACGAAGCACCTTGTCTTCCAGGGATGTCGTTGCAGTAAAACCCATTACAGAGATACTGGTAGAAGTAAGTGTGTGACCCTCAAAGGTAGATGAATTTAAATTGTCTTCAATCCAATTAAATTCTATGTTAGTTCCTACTGACCCCATTTTGATATGTCCCAAGATTGCCCTGTCTGCTTTAAGGACAGCAGCAAGAACCTGTGAACAATCAATTTTATCCAATTTCGTAGACCAGGCGGTTGTAAACGCACCTGGTGCTGCCATAAAATTTCCACTTGCAATAGCCATTTTTATGTTCTCCTATTCTGCCAGGATTTTAGAGAAAATCCCTTTTAACACGCCATCAACATCACCCTGTTTAACCGACTCATTTATATCTACATCAAGATTTGGGTTTCGGTTCATTTCAGATCCTGATCGGGTAGAGGTCGAGGTATCTGGCATATAGGCATTTGAATTAAATTGTTGATTTTGCATGATTGCCTTGTCTCCCTTTACCAATGTCCTCAACTTGTTAATTTCCTCTTCTCCGAGAGGACTGCCAAGTATGGACTCTAACGCCCTGCTTGCATTTTTCTTCAGATAGTCTGCCCTGAGTTTATCACCCAACTGAAACAACTTTGTAACTCCCCTTCTGGTAGTTGCTAATTGAGGATACTCACGACTTACCATCTGTGCATAGGCGTATCTCTCTTGAAACTCTGCCCTGTTTGCCTCCGCTTGTTCTTCCAGAACATTTGCTATCTCACGAACAGCAACGATCCTATCTATATTCTGTTCCAATGTGGGTTCTTGTTGCTGTTGCTGTTGTTGCTGCTGAGGGTAGTATGTCTGTTGCTGAGATAAACGGGCAAGTTCAATCTGTTCATTCAAAGATTGCATCTGTTCCTTCAACGCTTTATTTTCCTGAGATACTTTGGTAGCAAAAGACTGTACTTCCTTGTATCCCTTTAAAACTTCTTCTGGACTCTTAAACTGTCCAAATTCATTGCGTTGTTGTTGAGGTTGTTGTTGCTGTTGTTGTGGTTCCCGTTGTGTAGAATCCTTTTCCAAATCATCTATGATTGGGCTAAGGTCTACATCAGGTATTCCTTTCATGTCATCCATATTTTTCTCCTTATATCTGGATTCTCACCCTTATCTCAACCTCTGAAGTCCTTCCACCTCTATCAGAAATACGAATATCAAGTTCATGGCGGAATGTCTTTAAAACTTCCTTCAGGTTTGAGAGCAATTCGCTGAGTGGTTTTTCCGTAATTTCATCCACTACTATTTTTCCAGAAACCTTCGGTTGCTCTATTGGCGTTTTACCGCAAAAACGCTTATGCACTCCAAGGTTCTTTACTTCTTTTCCACAAAGGTCGCATGACACAAGTTCCATCAGTTCGCCACCTTGATTCCCTTCTCATTCCCCTGATCTACCTGCGGGGTTGTGGCTACTGTCCCTACTGAACTTGTAGGGCCAACAATCACACCCGTTACTGGGCCACCAGCTTCCGTAGCCTTGAACTTTGCAAGTTCAGAACCTCTACTCGCCTTGGTCTTTCGATACACTTTTGGTTTCATATTTCAAATTCTCCTTTGCTAAAATCTCATTCCGTTTCTCAATATGAAGCTGAATCCATTGCATGAGTTCTATAAATGCTCTGGCTATTCCTTTCTGGTCTGGTTGTTCTTTCTCCGAAAGAGCCAGTCCAACAAGGTTCATTCTCCGAAGCATATAAGACTCGATGAGAATCCAACCACGCATCCGAGATACGGCCTCAAGGTCATTTCCTATCTCTATCAACTCGCCTTCATCAATGCCTGGGGGATTTTCCATTCTTTTCTTTTGAATGGAATCCTTGGCAGACATAAGAATCTGGCGTTTAATCTCTGCGGATGATAGCATTATTTCTTCTTCCCTTTCTTTTTCTTACCGTGACACGGCATTATTCTCCACCTCCCTGTTGTTGAGGTTTCTGTGGCATCATGTGTGCCGCCAATCCCTGTTGCAATGCTCCCCCCTCTCCGTACATCACCTGCGAAAGAGCCTGCAACTGATTCGCATTCTGCATACCACCACCCATTCCCATTCCAGGCATCATACCACCCTGCTGTTGTCCGCCCATCATCTGTTGCTGTGGAGGCTGAAGTTTAAGAAGAATCCTGTCCACGTTTTGAATATCCACAGAATCGTAGAATGTCCTGATGGCTTCATACCAGTTCACGGTGAATGGTTCTACGTTGGTCTGCATCATCATCGGAGGGATAGCCATAATCATATCAAACGCACTCTTAATCTGCTGTTGCCTCAATTCCTTTATGTGCGTAACAGAACTTCCAATAGGTTTGAAGTGATAGAATCTGCGAATGTCCTCTTCCTTGAGACGATAGAATCCTGCATCCTTATCTCCGATGATTGCCTCATAAACTTCCTGTGGCATATACCTTCGGGTGAGGAGAATAATTCTTGTGGCAATGTTTTGGAGAACACCGAACTCCGCAAGTTTTACGGCAAGGTCAAGGCGGTTAAGAGAGGCTTGTTGAAGTTTCATCACGGTGGTGGGTTGTTCGGAGTGTTGCGGAGTCATTCCTCTTGCATACCCAAAAAGAGATAGAGCGTTCTCCATTTCTGCTGTTTTTTTACCAGATTCCTGATAAGAAGATTGAGTAACATCCTGCATATCAAACATCTCAAGGTCGTTTAGATTTTCCAAAGGCCAGATGGCGCCAGGATAGGATTTGAGTAAATCGTAGTTAATATCTGCCCCGATCCTTGCTTTCATAATTTTATTTATCACAAGGTCTACATTATCCCGTCTTGCAGAGTCAATCAGATTCTTATCTTCCATGAGAATTTCAAGAACTTCAGGTATCCCCATTGCAAAGAACTCAAGCGGGATGGGCATATATTTATACTGCACGATAGGCATATCGTATGGGAATGGCTTTAGCATCTCTGGGGAAATCATGTTTCCCATCTGTGCCGCATCAGGTCTGTCGTTACTGTTTCTTAAAATTGATTTCCTGTTCGCAAATGTTATGACATGACCGCCAGAGAAGTAGTGAATAACCTCTACGTTGTCGTTATCCACTTGGTAATTTACCATTCCAATTTCTTGTAGCAACGCATCGTGCCATTGTTTTGATGGGTCAACCTCCGAAGAACCTGGCCCGTGGAGTGTAGAGACGTTCTTGTAAACCCCCTTCTTCTCAAGAGCCTCCAAATCTTCCATTCCCACAAATTCCCTGACAAAAACTCCCTTTGCCTTGCTAACTCTCTTTGCTCCCGAAATAGGAAGAACATCCCAGAAGTCTATAGTTTTAAGTAGAGGTCGAAGATAAATTCCCTGTGAATCAAACTTGGGATAAACCCCGATATAGGAGTTTCCCTGGATCATTCCTCCCTTAAAGAAATCCACTATTTCAGAAAAGAACTCCGTATCTTCATGGGAAATCTGGTAGTCCAGACATCTTGCAAGTTGGTCTCCCAACAGCATTGGGTCAATGCCTTCGTAGTTCATATACATCAGTCTTGTTTCTCTGGGTATCACTGAGAAAAAGGGCATTGTCGCAAACAAAGTCTGAATCATAATCGCAGTAGAATCTTCAACAAAGGCAAGAATATCACGGGAACGGACACGGTTAACATAAGGCCAGTCATCATCCCCAACGGCAGAACCGAAACGATAAAGTTTGTAATGCCTTTTTGCCCTATCAAAATAAGGTTCGCAGTAATCCTCGGCATTCCGTAATCTCGTAAGCAACCACTTCAGAGTTTCAAGTTCTTGGTCTGTTGGTCTCATCGTATCCAACCATTCCTTTTTTCAAAATGGTTTAAGGTTAAATACTTACCCTTCTCCTAACACTAATCGCCTGCTGCCTGCGTTCTTCTAAAGCCTTAAACATTTCCACTTCCACTTCAGGTGCATGGTATGTGGGTTGTTCCATACAGACATACCGAACAACATCAGGAAAATCTTTATACTTTTCTTCCGGTTTGTCCTTGTCTTCCTTGTACTGGTAATTAAACATCATGTGGATCGGGCCATCTGTTCCCCTGCATCCTTCCTTCGCAAAGAGAATGCCAGGCTTCGTCTTGTTCTCCAGCGTGGAATGATGATTCTTTAGGTATTCCCTTACAATCTTGTGTCCCAATTCAACATCCCCAGGCAGAGATTGTGATAGCTTTATGTAGCCAATACCACGAGCCATCAGTTCTCTTTCCCAGGTTCTGCCCTCTATCTCTTCCCTCACCCCATACTTCGCATCCAAGACCACCCATTTTGGCTTTGAATAGCCGTGGGTTTCACGCTTCGCCTTGATTCTGCGAACAAAGGAATCTATGTCCTCACCCTTGGAAAGAAGATAGTCATAAAAATAAATACGGTGTTTGGTCTTCCCGAATACGTCTATCTCTTCAGGTGACACAGCACCAAACAAATATCTCGATGGTCTTGCATCGTGAGGGTCTATTCCCTCTATCTTCATCCACTTTTTGGGAATAGGAAAGTCCTCGTAAAGGTGCAAGTCCCTATCCAGTTCCTTGTAGACTAAACCTGAGAGATGTTTCCAGAGACCTTTCTCCCTTGCTTCCCTTTCTTCTGGGTCAAGGGTCTTAAGGTATTCTTCGATCCCCGCTTTCGGGATAAAACCCATCGTCCTTTGACAATGCGGGCATTCCTGTATTTGTCTTGTTTTAATATTTTCCGGTATGTCCACACGACACTTAAAACACCAGTCCTGACAATTATCCCAAATCTCGCCCCTAATGACCGCAATCTCGTCATCCTCTCCTCCGTTGTTATAGGCTTTTAGGCTATAATCATCGTAGATGTAGGGTTCTTTCAAGGGAGTCATGGTAAACCACGAAGGAGCATTGGTGACTACCTTTCCACGCTCTGCCGCCATTAGAATATCTTTAGCCGGTGGCTCATCCCAATGTATCCAGTCGTAGTCTATCCCCTCAAAACTCTCCGCCTCCTGGTCGTAGGAACGAATAAAAAGCTCTGATTCACACTTCTCCCCTAACGGATTCGTGGAAAACTTTAACTGCGTATACTGCCCCATTGGATTTTTCTTGGGAGTGTAAAATGCCGTGGAAGGAATTAACTTTTTAAGGGTAGGCCAAATCTTCTGCATGACTGATTGGGAGAGAGTTTCACACCCAACCAAGCCACGATTAGGAATCTTTACGTCAATCTTGTAGTCAGGATCATCCTCCTGCAACCAAGGTCTAAATCCCCAGCAATGAGCCAAATCCTCTGCTATCCCAATTTCAGTTTTTCCAGATTTATTTCCAGCCTCTGCCAACCTACGACGAGGAGTATTCCCATATTTATTCTTCACAGTGATGAATTTCTTCTGCATCTCATTCATCTCCATAAAGAACAAGGGATAATCCTCGTTCAACTTCTCATGTATGTCTATCTCCGGAGTTTTAACTTGCCTTGGTTTTCCCAAATCTCCCCCTTAACTTTTTACCGCAAACAGGACAATATTTAATCTCCCCTTTACCTTCTCCCCAAATTGCAGATGGTTGTTGAACTACCCTATCCTTCCCCCACCAATGCACGGCCACAAGAATCCTTTCCCTATGGGACTCATGTTTTGGAAAAGCCTCCTCACACGTCCAATCCGGACAATTCCCTTCTGGAAATTCACACCAACATTTACCAGTTGTTTTAGGATCAACAAAATTCATACTTGCCCTCCTTGTTCCACGTGTGGAATGGACTTAACTTCCCTTCTCTTCTTCTTAGCCTCACGAATCGCCTGCACTATAACAGCAACGTTTTCAGTGCTTTCCCCTCGCTCGAGCCTCTCCTGCTCAAACTTGTCCTTCTGATCCTTACGCAACGTGTCATACAAATCCATCGCCTTGCGTGTATCCAACTCCCGTATCTGCGCCAAAGTAAACTTTTCCCGACGTATAACACCCTGCAACCGCAAACTCTCAGCCTGCTCTATCGCATAAATATCCCCCCTATGTGCCTTAAACCTCTCCACAGTCGAAGGAACCTTAAACTTCTCACCCTTATACTCCAGATCCCCTAACCTCGCATCCCTCCACGCCTTACACGCATCCACGTCAAACGCCCCATCTTCCCGCACCGGTAACCCATTCTCCACCATCTTCTGCACTAACTTAACAGGCAAACTAAGCCTATACGCTAACTTCAACGGCGTATCTGCCATGTTCCCATCAGAAGCCATAGACTCGTCTGTATATCTCTTACCCATTTATACCACCCATACACCCAATTTACACACTTGTCAAGTATTATTTTTAATGATTAACAATATCAAGATGTTATAGGAGAAAAAAGTTTTTAAGGAGAGAGTGCCGAAAGGGGATATATCACCATCAACGATAGGGGTGGCCCCCCAAGGCCGGTCCCTTTTCTGTCACATATTCTGGTATGTCTGATAACGGGTATTATGTCTACTATGCCTATAACCATATGATAACACTATATAATCATGGTAATATGTACGGGGTCGTATAGTGTACACTGTAAATATGGGTAAATGGGTATATACACAATGTGTATACGTGGTACCTGGCATAACTTGATGGGAGTGATATGATCAGGGTCAATGTTGTCAAAACGGTTAAGAATGTAGTTTTAAGCGATATACAGCTGGGTCAACATCGATGACGCCTGGGAGATTATTAAGAACCTTTTTTAAAAGATTGTCAAGCATTATTTTTTTCTATTAATGATATTATATACTTATGTTAGT